ATATAGAAGAGAAAATCCTGGCTCTAAACTAAAAACAGCGGTCACTGGCAAGGTCAAACCAGGATCAAAAGCTGCGAAGAGACGTAAATCCTTCTGCGCAAGAAGCGCCGGCCAAATGAAAAAATTTCCAAAAGCTGCAGCTGATCCTAATTCAAGACTCCGTCAGGCTCGTAGAAGATGGAAGTGTTAATATGAAAAAAGCAAAAATTAAAATAAAAAAAGTTATGAAGGGTTTGCAAAAAGCGTCTAAAACACACGCTGCACAAGCAAAAACTTTAAAAGGAGTTTTAAATGGCAGATCCAAAAAAAGGAACGGGTAAAAAACCTAAAAGGTCTGGTAGAAGACTTTACACAGATGAAAATCCTAAAGATACTGTAAGTATAAAGTTTGCAACACCAACAGATGCAAGAAATACAGTAACTAAAGTTAAAAAGATATCTAAACCGTTTGCAAGAAAAATACAAATTTTAACTGTTGGAGAACAGCGTGCCAAGGTTATGGGTAAATCACAAGTCGCTGCAATTTTTAAGAAAGGTAAAGATGCAATTAGAAAACGTAATAAAAAGACTAATTAGATTTATAAACACTAGAACTGAGGCATTATCTGTTACAGTTACATCTGGAGGTGTTGACACTATGGAAAAATATCAGTATATAATAGGACAGATAAACGCCTTGGAGGCG